ACTTGTTCATCTGTTGTTCCACTCCCACTAACAACCTTAACACAAAAACGATAATTTCTTTCTGCTTGGAATCCGTTCATCCAAATATTAAAGTAATTACCTGTGCTATCACAAGAGATTGCTGAACCTGTTCCAAATGGAACTATAACTTCTTCGGTATCGGCATCTTTAACTTGGTAATAAATTGAACCACTCGGTAAATACTTTGTAGTCAACTCGGCTGGTGTTGTGGCAAAAGCTGTTGTTGGATATAATTCTCTACCAGTTAATCTTAACTTAACAATAGAGTTCTCTTTATATTCAGTTCTTAAGTTTTTAAAATATACTTTTAACCTTTCTAAGTCTGCTGATGTTAATGGTGACAAACTTCCTGTTGACCAAGAAGAATCGTTCCACTCTACTTCTAACTTAGGTGGATAGATTGTATGTGTTTCTCTTGAGAAATATTTTAGATTTCCTAATCTACTTGTGCTCGCTTCGTCCTTTGTAGTATCACTTCCTGAGTTAAATAAAAATGTATTATCAGTTGGAAGTATTGATTCTCGTTTTAAGATAAAGCCTCGGTTCGGGTAAACTGAACTTGAATAAATATGATTTTTAACCATATCAGTTACGTTCATTCTTAAATCTTTTTTATCAAATGTTAAGTCATAAGATGAACTAACTTTATACTGACCCGATTGTGTTCTCCACCAAGCGCCACCGTCAGTCAATACTGATGTTGATACCCAAGGTGTCTTTGCCTCGTGGTCTCTGTATTGAAAACTTACTCCGTCTGATGTTACTGGGTCGTGGTCAAGTTTTCCTGTTCCTTGTTTCCAAGCACTTCCACTAACCATATGAGCAAACACACTTTGTTCTGCTTCAACTTCTTCTGAAGTTGCGTCATATAAATTTAAAAAGTATTTTGCGTTAGAAGGTATCTTTCCGTCTTGTATTGATTGTGATATATAAGAATAATCAAAGTCAATTAATACTCTTGAAACATTTTGGACACTTCCACCCGCAGAAACAACCTTATTGATTTCTAATATTTCATCAAATCCTGTATTGATAGAACTTGTTGTTCCACCTGAATATATTGTTGCGTCTCTTTTTCCAAATTCAAAATAATGCATTATTTGTCTCCCACTACTCTACCCTCAATATCAATGTTCGGGTATTTAAGTTCAAATATACTTGGGTCTAATGATGTGTAAACAATTCCATCTCTTGTAGCTGAGTCTAAGTCGTAAACATTACCACTATATCCTGCTGCTACTTTATGTTTATTTTCAATCACTACAATATTCTTATTAGGATTATTGTCTTGTGGTGGAACTACTGATATCACACCCTCTACCAACGAGATAACATAAGCAATGTCGTTCAACACGATTGGTTGATTAATTTGCCTTTTTTGTGTATCAAAGTGTTTCTTAACTGCCTGTATAGCATTAAACAACACTTCATTTTTATTGTATCCTCTACGAACAACTATACTAAATCTTACACCAACATTAATGATATATCCGTCTTTAATGTTTATAGCGTCTGTTAATACTCTGTATTGTGAAAGATACATTTTTAAATTTTGTTTTACCGCTTCATTTAGTTGTGTTAGTTTTCCGTCTGCTGTATATCCTAACACATACATATTCATAGCTAATGGATTTGGAATAACATCAATAGATTTTATTTTCTTTACTTCTCCATTGATGACTTCTAATTGACCCTCACTTTCTAATTGTTCATCTTGAACAATAAATGCTTTTGCAATATTACCATATTTTTGTGGTAGTGAATAAACTCTTGTTATATAGTCTTCTCTTGTTACTGCACGATTTTGTGCATTAAAGAAAGCACTGGCATTTAACTTAATGTCTTGTAGTGATTCTTCACTTGCTCCGCCAGTTGCTCTTCCTAAGTTAGTTACTGAAATACTACTTTCAACATTAGATGTTTTGGTTGAGTCAAGTCCTGTTGTGGAATTAGTAAATGTTAATCTTTTAGGTGCAGATATTGTTCTTGGTGCTACATTATGTTCCATAGCTCCACCATAATTATAATTTACCGTAAGTGTTGTGTTACTTGGTGCTAATCCAAAGGTTTGCGTTTTCATAAAATTACTTGGGTCAAATGACTCGTCTAACTTAGAAACACCAAAACCTAATGATGAACCCACATTATCTGGATTTGGAATTATTTCTTCATCTGCATTATCACTAATACCTGAACCGAATTTAATCTCCATACGATTATCATCACGAACTCTTGTTGTAAATCTTCTTGATGATTTAATTAATTTTAATAAATAAGGTGTATCGCTCTTGTGTGTTGAAAGAGTTGGGTCATTGAGTGATGTATTTTCTTCTGACTCAAATATAGTATCTTGTGCTAAGAAAGGAACTTGATACCAAGTATTACTATTACTATCGGTTATTGAAATAACTTCATTTACTCTTTCATTTCCCAATGTAACCTTGTCAAACTTAACAGCGTTTCCAAATGTAAAGGTTTCAGAAGTTCTTGTTCCTGATTTTGCTAAACCTGTTTTTGTAAGTCTAAAATTAGTAGGGACATTTCCTGTAGCTGGTTGTAATGCAGCAACGTCCATTTTATCTAATGAACCTGATGTCTTAAAGTTAACATCATCTAACAAACTAAATTCTACTCCACTCGTTGATGTAAATGTAGAGTTTGCTTCTATCTTACCGGCGTAATCTAAATCTGCTTGGTAAGTTGCACTTGCTCCACTACCAATTGTTTTTGCAGGAACATCAATTGTAAAAGTAAGTTTTACCGTAGCAGGACAAGATAGTTTTGGTTTATATCCAAATGATTGTGCAATCTCATATATATTTTTTCTTTCTTCTGCGTGATGTAAAAGTGTTTCTCTAAATTGATTATCTACATAGTAATTCAATACATCTCCGACATAAGATGCCATTTCAACAAACATCATACCTGGTGATGCTTCATTGAAATCATTGTATTGATTTGGAAAGTATGACTTTGCAAACTCTATTAGGTTCTGTCTAATATTAGCAAAATCTCTTCCAAGATAATTTACTTCTTTTTTTACTACTTTTTTATTTGTTCCGTAATCTACTTCTTGTGGATTAATACTCGGCATTTCTATTCTCCAACTTCAAAATTAAATGTTATGGTATCAAAGGTATCTGGCTCTATCTTAGTAGAATATTCTATTTGGATATTTATCATATTATCATCTGCTTTAGGAACCACAATCACATCATTTAAAATAATGTGTGGTAATTGAGATGATATGGTTTCCCTAATCTCACTATCAATATCACTTGTAGTGCTTGGTGTAATTTGCTCAAATAAAAGTTCTCTAAGTCTTGAACCAAAGTTTGGTTGCATTACCCGTTCACCCTTTGATGTTAAGAGTAAATTGATAATGTTAGATTTGGATTGTTCTAATACAGTTTTTGTAGAGTAGAAAAATCCATCTGGACCATAGTCCAATGGAAATCTAATACCAACATTAGTATCTTTATTTTTATCTATTTCTCTTACACTTGCCATTATGGTCTAAAATTACCTTCGCCTGATTTCTTTTTACTTATTGCTTTCATAAGTCCAGAATAATCACGAGTTAAAGCGTCTTGAACTCCCTCAGGAACTGCGTCTACTGACACACCTGCTTTTTTGATTGTATCGACTGCTGCCATTTCTCGTGCCTTTTCTTTATTACCACCACGACCTAAATCCCCATATCCTAATACTTCGGCCATATTGTCACTACCTAATACACCACCACCCAATGAAGGATATTCGTCAGTTTGACCTGATGCTCCTAATGGATTTGTGTTGTTCAATACTTCGTTTAACGCTGGGTTTTTTGAGTATTTTTTTGTAGGTTTTTTCTTAATTACCTTTTTGGGTTTGGGTTTAGAAATCACTTCTGATAATTTGACTTCTTCATTCTCATTAATAAATATCTCGCTAAGTTGTTTTTTGACTTCTTTACGGACAACTAATTCAATTATATTTTTTAACTTACTTTTATTCATTTTATTCCTCTATTTCTGTTTGTAAATCTGCTATACCATCAACTAAGTCTTTAGAACCCTCTAATGTAGTTACCTCGTTATCCAATTCGATAACTCTATCACCAAATGAATTAACTTCACCATTAACCAATAGAGTTCTTAAACTCTCTTCCTTTTCTTGAAACATCTTTCTGGCAGGAATTGTATCCTCACCAAAAGAACTTTCAAGATTTTCCTTTGCTACTTCGTATTCTGTAATTCTTGATTTAAGAGCTGGCGCTCCCTTATAAGTATTAAGGTCATTACCTTCTTGTTCAAAATCTTCTAATTTTTCTTTTAATTCATCTACTTGTGCTTGTGTTAATTGTTGATTCGGTGAGTCCTTAACACTATCTACCGTATCAGCTACCGTTGTAAGTGCTGTTGTTTTCAATGCTTTTGTCCTATCTATTTTACCATCAATCACCGATTTGATTGTATCAGCTTGAGCCTTGAGTTGACCTAAAGAAGATACACCTTGAATTATCTGAGCAAACCCCGGTATTGGTTTTAGTGCTTCTTTTAACTCGTCCATTGTATAAGTTTTTAATCTTGATTTGTCTAACCATTTTAGTTTCAATACTAAATCATTAAACTCTAATAA